TGATAGCTTTGAGTGTAATGTTTTACAATATTTCGGTCGCTCAAAAAATAAAAATTGGTAAAGATTTACAAAACGTTTTTGATGAAGACGTGTTAAGCAAACAACCTAGACGAATTAGAAGGAAAGTTTTAAGAAACACAAAGAAATGGCATTCTACAAACAAAGCGAATTAGCAAAACTTTTAAATAAAAGTCAAGCTCATGTAACGATGGCGGTAAAAAGAGGGAAGTTGCTTTTATCGGGTGATTTCGTTGATGATACTGTGCTTGAAAATAAAATTTGGATTGATCGACAAAAAGCAAATGCAAAACAAGTTGATGAACCAAAAGTGGAAAGCGTTCCAAAAGTGGAAAGCGTTCCAATTGTACAAGCTAAAAAATTAAAAGAACCAATTTTAAATAAACCAAAACAAAGAATTTTAAAAGATTTTGTTCCTACGGATGTAGAACGAACTTCTGAATCAATTGCGGATTTAGACAAAGCAAAAAAGGAAGCGGAAATTCGTTACAAAGAATCTCAAACAAGACTTTCCGAATTGAAGGAACAAAAGTTGAGAGGTGAAAATATTCCTACGGATTTAGTCATGAATGTAATTGGAATGCTCGGACATTCTTTGCAATCAAATTATAAAAATGGAGCTTCACAATTGATGCTTGAAATTTCAAGTCGTACAAAAATGAGTGCGGAATTGGAAGCGGAATTTAACGGACGTTTAATTGATTTGATTAACATTTCTCATTCGGATGCAATAATGGAAGCTAAAAAAGGCATTAAGAGTATAATCAATGAGAGCAGTTCGATTGAAACAATAGAAAGCGAAACGAATGAATAATTTTTTAGATTACGACAACGAAATTTCTAAATTACTTGATGCAGCAAATGTATCAATTTCTAGCATTAAACCTTCCGAATGGTGTGAAGCAAATAGGATGATGACTTCGGACGTTTCTCCAATTCCAGGTATGTTTCGTTATGGAAATTCACCATATACACGTGAAATTGTAGATTGTTTATCCAACGATCATCCATCAAGGACAATTGCTATCATGAAAGGAGCGCAAATTGGATTCTCTACGGGTGTAATTGAAGCTGGAATTGGTTGGATTGTTTCACAAAATCCTGGTAATATATTATTTTTAGTAGGTCACGAAGACTTAATTTCGGATGCAATGAATAAAGTTGATCGTATGATTGATTCATCTAGCATTCGACATTTTATTCGTTCCAATTCAAATAGGGCAAAAAATAATAAATCGGGAGATACCGATCAAAGAAAAGATTATCCTGGTGGATATTTGAAACTAGGAATTGCCAATCATAAGTATTTACGTAATATTTCGATGCAATATGGATTTATAGACGATTTTGAATCCATGAGATCATCTACAAAGGAATCGGGAAGTACGCAAGAAATGATTGAGCAACGTTTTGCAGCATACGCTAAGAAAATGAAATTGTTTTATATTTCTACTCCCGAATTGAAAGCAACTTCAAATATTCATCCCGTTTATTTAAAAGGAGATCAAAGGAAATGGCATGTTCCTTGTCCTTGTTGTGGAGAATTTATTGTTTTGGAATGGCAAATAAAAATTGAAAATACAAATGATAAATTTGGAGGTATAACTTATGAATTGAATGAAGAGAATGAATTGATTCCAGAATCGGTTGGTTACACATGTCAAAAGTGTATGGGATTTTTTGATGAATCGGTAAAGACTGAAATTATAAAATTAGGAAAATATATTCCAACGGCAAAAGCGGTTGATCCAACATTTATTTCATTTCACATTTCCGCATTATATGGATCATCATTTATGTATGGATGGACGAAATATGTTCGTCAATATTTGGAAGCGTGTCCACCAAACAAAGCAAGAAATGAAAAAAAGTGGCAAACGTTTCAAAACCTTGTTTTGGGTGAACCTTATGAACCTACGGGAATTTCAATTAAAGCGAATCAGTTGCAACAAAATTGCCGTCCTTATACAATTGGTACAATACCTGATAAATTATCATTAGCGGATGGAAATGGAAATATTATTTTAATTACGTTAGGTTCGGATATGAACGGATTAGAAGACGATGCTCGATTAGACTATGAAATTGTTGCTCATTCGGAAAGTGGAGCAACTTATTCAATTACTCATGGTAGCATTGGTACGTTCGTTAATAGAGACAAAGAAAGTAAGCGTGAAAGATGGACTTATCGAATGGGTGCGGAACGTTCCGTATGGACTGAATTTGAAAAAATATTAAACACGACATTTATAAATGATTCAAGCGGAAAAAATATGAGAATATTTTTAGCAGGACTTGATAGTGGTGTTTATACAAATTATGCGTATCAATTTGCCAATACAACGAATCAACGCATTGTTTTGTTAAAAGGAGACGATGATGCGAAGCCAATTAGTGCTTATTCGGACCAGAAAACATTTCGACCATCAAAAGAACGTAACGATTTATATTTGACTGCCAATAATTACACGAAGGATATACTTAGTGAAAATATGCAATTAAAATGGAATCCCGAATTTAATTCGGTGCAACCTTATGGATTTATGAATTTTCCATTTACTACGGATGAAAAATATAAATACGATAATTATTTTAGTCATTTTGAAGCGGAACATAAAATAATAGATGATAAAGGTATGTTTCGTTGGGAGAAAAAATCAAATAGACATCAAAATCACTTATTTGACTGCCGTTTATATGCAATGGTAGTAAAAGATATATTTCTTACAAGAATATTTAAGGAGTACAAAATTATCAATGGAACTTGGGCTGATTACGTGAATTTGCTTAAAAACAAAAAGTAGCAATACGAATATTGCTACTTTAAGGGCATCAACCAAACCATTAAAAAGAAGAAAACGTTGCTAAGTTAATCATTATTTGCATATAAAATAATTGTTCTTTTTTTAGGTATTTAATTAAATTTTATTATGTAGGATTTATATTTGGCTTTCAAGTACGTAATTCTAATATATAAATATATGCCAAGTAATGCGGTAGGATTAGATTTGATTTCACGTGTAGTTGGATACAAAGTCACAAAAGGTGATTTTAGAACTGTTGCACCGAATCTACCTCAAAGAATTGCCATCTTAGGAGAGGCAAACGAAAACAAACAATCAGGTTTAACAACTACACCTGTTGAGTTAAAATCTGCAAAAGAAGCAGGAGACATATTTGGATATGGTTCACCAATCCATATGGCTATGCGAATTTTGAAACCTTTGCAATCCGATGGAGTAGGTGGTATTCCAGTTGTTGCTTATCCACAATTACAAGCAGCAGGAGCTACGGCAACTACAATTGAATCAAATAAAATTTCAAGTACATTTGCCGTTGGTTCAAAAATTGAAATTAGTATTGCAGGTAGAGATTCATTGGATGGTAAATCTTATTCAATTGAAACAGTTCCCGATACTTTATTGACAATGCAAAAAGCGGTTGATTCAATCAATGCTAATATGTCTAGTCCATTTAGTGCTGCCGTAACAAGCAATCCAGCTTCTACTACATTAAGTACCGCATTAACAGTTAAAACAACCAATGTTGGTGGTGGCTGGCCAGTTAATTTATTAAGTACGATTGAAGTTCCAGGAAACGTTGCTTCTCAAATTACACCAAACGTTACGGATATTTCATTTACATATTTGGATGCAGGATTAGTTCAACAAACATGGATTGGTAAAGCAGAAGCTGTAACTTATGATGCTCCGAATAGTAAGACAATAATTGCTCCTAATTTTGGTTCATATGACGATCTATTTATACCTGTTGCTGCTAGTCAAACTTTAATGGTTGCGAATCAAACTATTTTATTATTTACTGGTGCGCCAAACCTATTTGGAATTAAATTAACTTCAAAATGGAAAGGTTTAACAAGTGCTGATTTAAATGCAACTATTTCTTGCACCGATTCAAATATTGTTTTTGCATTAACAAAAGTAAATGGAACGGGTACACCTGATATTGATCCATCATTGAATTTATTTCAAAATACATGGAATACTATTGTTATAAATACTTATGGTCTTAATACAAGTGTATTGAACAAATTAGAGTTTTATAATGGTATTGCAGATCCAACTAATCCAACGGGACGTTATAGAGGTATTGTTTTTAAACCATTTATTGCATTAACTGGTTCAACAAATGACAATGATAGCGCAATTACGGATGCTCGTTCGTCTCAAATGACTATTGCTATTTGTCCAGCTCCATTGTCAAAAGGACATCCATTGGAAGCGGCAGCAAATATGTGTTATTTACTTGCAACAACTTCAAATGAAAATCCTCATTTAGACGTTTGTGGATTGTCTTATTTTGATATGCCTACTCCATCTACAATTGGAACAATGCAAGTTTACGCAAATAGAGATATTTACGTTAAAAAAGGTAATTCAACAGTTGATTTAGTTGCAGGAAAATATCAAGTTCAAGACTTCGTAACAACTTATCATTTAGCTGGTGAAATAGTTCCTCAATTTAGATTTGTTCGTAACTTAATGCTTGATTTTAACGTTCGTTATGGTTACTTCTTATTGGAGCAAATAAATGTAGTAGATCACGTTATTGTAAATGATGATGATGTTACAAATGCACCAAAAGTTGTTAAACCTAAACAATGGAAAGCGGTTTTATTTGATTATGCGGATAGTTTGTCAAATAGAGCATTAATTGCAGATGCATCATTTATGCAAGATTCAATTGAAGTTGATCTTTCGTCAACTAATCCTGATAGATTAGAGACATTTTTTAGATATAAGCGTTCTGGAGTTGCTAGAATTTCTAGTACAACGGCAGAAGCAGGTTTTAATTTTGGTAATTAATAAAAAATAATAAGACATGGCAGTACATGGCGATTTATTAGAGGTAACATACAACCACCCGACAATTGGTTCGGGTGTGTTTTACCCTAAAGCTAATACGGATAGTACGTATAACACTGGAGGATTCATTAATGGAGACGCAGAAGACGGAATTACATCAAATGGTCAATTGATCCAAGAAAAAACACGTATTAGAGCGTTTTTTCAAATGTCAATTGAAAATGACATGAATACACGTAATGATTTAGAAACATTAAAGAAACTGGCTGCGGATCCTGCACAAGCGAATTATACATTTTCCGTTATAAATGGATCGGTTTATTCGGGTGCAGGCATTCCCGTTGGTAATTTGGATGCAAACGTTAAAACAGGTTTAATCGACTTGAAAGTTGTATTTGGTAGTTTAAAGAAAATACTTTAAGGAAATGAAAGCAGTCAGTAAAGAAATAGCAAAAAAAGAAGTTCTAGAATGGTTAGACTTCAAGAGAGTTCGTGAATCAAAGCGTGAAGCATTGAAAAACGACATCGAAACATTAACACTAGCATTCGAGGATGGTTTAATGTCACTTAACGAAGAGACAAAGGAAATTACTTTTCAATTATCATTTAAAATCGGTGATAGTGTTGATGTTTTAAAATTTAAACCTCGATTAACTATTGGGGAGCTACACAACCACTTAGCAAATGTTAAGAGTGGAGATATTGATGGTAGGATTCTTGCATATATTTCGGCATTAACCGAAATGAATACTGGATTAATTCGTTCAATGGATACGGAAGATTTAAGTCTTGCAAGTGCGATAGCATATTTTTTCTTGTAAGCTCCGAATATTTGGATTCAATGATACAATTTGTAGCATTTGAATTTAAGTGGTCAATAAAAGAAATCGAAAGTCTGTATCTAGATGATATGGACTTTCGTTCTATTGAATACTGGTATGAAGCAGTCGGAGCAAAAAATAATAGCGAATAAATGAGACAATTAACAATACCTACTGTTTTTGTTGCCGTTGATAGGTTTTCTCAACGTGTAAACAAAATGACTGGTGCGATGGATCGTTTTCATCAAGCTGGCGCAAAATCATTTGCAATTGCACGTACATCGGGGATGATTGGACTTTCGATGTTAGCTCCAATGGGATATGCAGCAAATAAAGCAGCGGAATTTGAAGACAAATTAACTTCGGTAGGTAAAACTACTCAAATGCAAGGTCAAGAACTTAAAAACTTTGGAAATGAAGTTTTAAAAATGGCTGTTAAAAACCGAACTGGAATTGATAGCTTACTTGAAATGGCGGAAGTTGGTGGTCAATTAGGTATTGCAAAAAAAGATTTATTATCGTTTACGGAAGCAGGAAATAAATTTTTTACTGTTTTTAGCAAGTCTTATGGTGGAAATGTAGAAGAAGCAATGACACATGTTGCTAAATTAGGAGGTATATTCAAAGAGACTAGAGGGATGAATCCTGCCGAACAAATAACAAGAACGGCAAGTGCAATAAATGAATTATCTAAAAAAGGTGCAGCAACGGCTTATAACGTAACTGATTTTGCCCTTCGTATTGGAGCATTGGCTGATAATATGTCTCCATCATTACAAAATACACTAGCCCTGGGAGCGCATTTAGAAAACTTAGGTATTAAATCCGAAATTGCATCTGGTGGTATGGCTAGGTTGTTTACTGCGGTAGGTGAAAATATTGTTCCGTTTGCAAAGTTCATGAACATGACACCAAAATCTGCTGAAACTTTATTCAATAAAGATTCATTGGAATTTGTGAAGCAATTTGCATCAAAATTCAAAGGAATGAGCAATACCGATATGATTCAAACGTTAGATAAATTAAAAATTGGAACGGATGAATCGAAAAAAGTA